GTATTGAAATGTAAACCTGTTCTTTCTTTTATCGTGTCAACCGAAATAAATAATATGTTCCTGCTCATCTTTTATTTTTTAATAACTACTACTGCATTCCAAGTGTGCCTACATTTAGGGGAGTGTATCCCTGTATTTGGGATTGTCCACCATCCACCCGCGCGGGCAAAAACATCGTAACCCAAGCGTGCTGAAATCTGCTCAATCTCGCCACGTGTGTAAACTCTATTCAACGACATCAATCTTTGACAAAAAGGTCGTGAAGTGTTGGTATTTCTATCTTTTGCATCGGTTCTTAAATAATCCCAATTATATTCGTAACGAACTAAAAAGGTTGTTTTTACAGGCTCGGCAAGTATTTTGTTCAACGGCTTCAACAACTTACTAATTCTTGTTTCGGCATCGTATTCCAAAATATCAAGCGCAGCCAGTTTGTTTATTCGGTTTATGACTTCCGCTTCTTCAACCTCTAAAGCCTTGGCAATATCTTCGGGTGGGATACGCTTGTTTTTAGCGATTGTATCAATGATTTTCTTATCAAGGGTATCATCTACCAACTCGTCACGGAAAGCCAATTCTTGCGCCTCTAAATCGCCTTTAAAAACATTCTTACGCGCGATTACTTTGTAGTTATCGGATTGCTCGCCAAATTGAGTAAAAACGCTCAATGTGCTTTCAATATCGTCAAATCTTTGTTCGTAGGTTTCATCCCCAAGCCAAGTCGTGATAGCTTCATCGTCTAATCCGTACCCTTGTTTGAGCATCGAAATAGCTTGCTCACGGCTTATCTTCCCTTTATTAAACTCACGGATAATACGTTGAAAGTTCTGCCATTCGCGCCCTTTCATACCTTTCAAATGCTCGTTTACGAGTGCTTGCGTAGGCTCGGGAGTAACCACATTCTCATATTGTGATGGGTCAATGCCAATCTTTTCAAGTATCCATTCTTTAGGTGCGTTAGCAGCGATAATTGCTTCGCTGAACTCAAAGCTAATCGGCTCAACGGGTTTAATATACAGGTCGCTTGTTACACCATTTATCTTAGCTAACTTATTAAAAATGCTTTCTAAAAATTGTTGCTTGTCGTTTACATAAGTATTCTTGAATACCTCGTAACCATCCCGAATTTCGGAACGTGTGCCAAGCGAACCCTCAACCAAAACACCAAACAATGATGGCGTAGTAATTTGATGCCCAGCAAAGATATTTTGTTGTATCATTTTATCGACTTGGTTAAAATCTTCCTTAGTTAAATCGGAAGCACCCAAATCGTCAATAACAGGTTTTTTTGCAGCGTCTTGAACGAATGAAAGAATAAACTTCTTACCATCCGAACCCGAAAACCTATCGGTAAATCTTCTTTCGATATTACGCTTTTCATCGGGCGACGGCTCGCCATTTGGTAGAGTAATTAACTTACTTGCACTAAACCCTGTTTGTGCGTTACCTAAAACGTGGCGAGAAACCTCAACGTCGCTTTCAATGTAATTAAGCGCACCCATATAAGCAGGTAGCGCATACGTATCAAGTCCGGGTCTATATTCTTTAATGTAAAGTATTTGTTTGCCTACTTTGTTTCCTGTATTGTAAGCAGCAATAACTTCAAGTTCTTCTTTTCTATCTTGCCAGTTATTCTTGTACCAAAACTGCGTGTTATCTTTATTAGAACGAATTTTAGTATAATCAATATGTGATAGGCTCGCAATCCTTTCGCCTACTTTACTCCAAATAACTTCTAAATACGCGCCACCGAAAAGTTCAATATCAATCGACACCTTGCGGGTTAAATCGGTAAGCGTTTCGTACTTATTTGGTTTTTGAATAAAGGCTTCAGCATTCGCGTCGGGTTCTTTTGTCGCCCATCCGTTGCCTGTTATGTAGTTTACCTTACCGCGCACAATTGCGTTATGCTTTGCGCTCTTATTGTATAAACTTAACAGGTAGTTAGGATAATCGTTCCTTTCGCCGAACTCAATATATCCCTGTCCTTTCTTTTCCCGATATTCGGGTTGCTTTGCTTCTGCAAAACTTAATATTACTAAATTATCCATCATCGTACTATAAATGTATTATTTGGTTCGTAAGTCGTAAAGTTAAAAGCCGTAGCTTCATCCAATCGCATAATGCCAGTTTCTAATTTGCTGGTAGCTAACGCAGGATTCGTGTTACTTGTTGACGTTTGCTCGTAAATCTCGTATTCCCATTCGCCACTATCATAAGTTTGAAAATACGTATTGGTAACTATCGAAAATTCATCGTAACGCTCCTTGTGTGTCGAAATATTAGCCGCTTGCAATAAAACAAAACTTCTTATGATATTGCTACCCCTATGCGTGAATACGAAAAGATAATTAGGGTTCGTTAAGGTTTGCTTTTCCTTTAACGTCAATATGATAGTGTTAGTTTGCCCTTTTGTGAGATATATCATACCACTAAATAGAATTAGCGTGAGATTTTACCAAAAAAAAGCCACCCCGAAAGGGATGGCTCTAATCTACCTACCTATTACGAACTACGAAAGCAATTAGGAAACAAGACCTGCAATGATACCGCTGTTCACTTCGGGAGCAAGTTCTTTCTCGCCACCTGTAAATGTAAGCGTGTAACCATTTCTGTCGCCTTGTGCAGTTCCTGTCGCAGACGTTCCGCCTGTTACATCGAGACCTGTAAATCGACCTAACAACCAATATTTGTCGTTAGCATCTTGAACGACTGCCATCAATGTATTTTTAGCCAACAACAAGATTTCATTTCTTGTATTGGCTTGCAGTTTGTTAAGAACAATCGAAAGTTCCTGAGCGTAAAATACAGTACCATTCTCAACTGAACTTGTGATAGTTTCAGTCAAAGCACCTGTGTTTTTTACTAACTCGTATTTGTAGAATACCTTACCCGCGCCCTTGGTAATAGCTGAAACGATACCAGAAGCCTCGGTAACTGAAGCCACGTTAGCGTGAGCAATCAGCCACACGGCTTTGATACCGCCTAAACTTTCCCGACAATCGAGTGTGTATCCTTGTGTTAAAGCACAAGCCATTTGTTAAATTTTATTAAGTTATTAAAGAGTGGGTAACCCCGAAAGATTACCCACCTTATTATTACAGAGTGAACTTCACTACTTCATCAGGGAACGCAAAGTTTACGCCCATCTTGAACTCGCTTACGAAACGAACTTGGTCAGCTTCTTTAGCGTAGAACAATTCGAATCTTTCTTCTTCATTCAAAAGGTCTGTACCGATGAACAAATTAGAAAGGCGCATAGCGTACAACTTGTTAGTTCCGTTCAGTCCTTGTACGGCAACAACCTTAATAGTTGTAGCAGGCAGAACGAACTCGGTGTCAGCCTTAACATCAATTGAATAATTGAAGCTATTAGCAGCACGCAGAGCAATCAAATAAGTACGGAAAACGTCCATACCGCAGAAGATTGTCATATCTTCTTTAGAAACAACAGTAGCGGGGATAGCTTGATAAACAGCATCGAATACGGCAATCACATTTGAAGTAGTGATTGAAGTAGCTACTGAAGCAATGTAAGGGTTAGCGTTAGCTTGAACAGGACCTGAAGCAGCGTTAACCAGCTTAATCAAACCATCAAACTTATTGAGGTTTACGTTACCGCTGGTAGTATCGCCCTGCCACAAAGCAGTTTCAAGTTGTGAAGCGATTTTGTCAGCTTTACGAGTGGTGTAATCTTCAGCGAATACGATGCTATCGTAACGACTTCCCGCGGGAAGTGCCTTTTGAAGATACTTTGCTTCCAAATCTTTGGGGCAAAGGCTCTCGTTAATCTTAATCTTACCTACGGTTACAGTACGCTGAGTGAAAGTAGTTGTACCTGAAGCGTTGAAGCCGCAAGATGAACCACTTTGAAAAATAGCGTCAGTATCCATAATGTTAATGGTTTCGGCTGATTTTACGCCTACCATTACGTTACCTTGGTCTTTAATCAAACCAGCGGTTTTGCTTCCAAGAACGGAAGAAGATACCAACAGAGCTTCATTCTCTTTGGTATAGTTAGCTAATGCATCTACATTAAAAGCCATTGTTATTAAATTTTAATTGTTTGAAAAATTATTTTTTTGCGTACAAATTGAGAAAACGTGATACTTTGTCGTTCTTGCTTTCGTAATGTTTTTCAAAAACTTCTTTAGGTTGTGTAGGCTCGGCTGAAGGAGTTTTAGTCAGTTCGATAACTACATCGGTCAGTTCTTGAATAGCTTGTGAAAACTTAGCAGATTGCTCAGCCATCATAGCCTTTTCATCTTCTTTCTTCTTTCCGTACTCGGCAAGTTGTGCTTCCATTTCGGATACTTTCTTTTTCAAAAGTTCAACTTCGCTTACGGGTTCTTCAACAGGAACTTCGGGGCTTTCAATTTCAATGATTGTTGACGCTTCATCAAGGGTAATCATAGTACCATCGGCAAGTTTATGCTCACCAGCAGGGGCAGGCATTTCGTTACCAGCTTCGTCAACAATAGAAACCTTACCACCAAGTTCAAGTTTGTCAATCATTACTTTTGCTCCTCCCTCGAGTACATACTCGGCAAGAGCAACGGCAACAGGTGCTTGCGCTTCCGCAAACATTGCCTTGATTTTCAAAAGTGCTTCTTGTGCAGTCATAAAATTTATTGATAAATAGTTACACACATCGTTGATTACCATATAGACAAAAAAAGGGAGTGTAGAAACACCCCCTTGTATTAAAACCAAACTATGAAAACTTATTCTACTTGCTTTAATATATCAATGATTTCATCCATCATTTTTTCTTCCTTACTGATTGGTTTTGAATAATTAAAGATACCCTCAACGCTAAACCCTTTTACTTTTCCGTCTTTAATCATATTCCAAACTTCTTCATTCTCAACCTTAAACGAGCCGAACCAAGAGCCTTCTTTTACATCTTCGAATCCTTTCATTGGCTTTACACCGCGCTTTTCATCTACTATCCAGCTTTCAAACATCGTAACACCATCCATCACTTGCCCGCTATCGTGCATCAAATTTACGTTATTTTGGTAACCTTTCTTGAAATATTTTTGCGCAATCTTTTTTATTGTGTCTTTCCCGAACACAACGTAATACTCGCCATTGCCATCGTTTCTATAAATAGGCGTATCGGCAAGCATCAAAGCACCTGTAATAATCCTTTCTTCTTCGTCTTGAATAGAGAAACTCTGCTTGTCAATCTGCCTTAACTTGCTTTCTGCCCAACTTAGCGCACTTGCACCACCCCACGCATCGTACATCAATTGTCCGCAGCCATCTCCATACCCTTTAGAGGTTTCCGCGTTTTCTTTATGTCTGCTTAAAAAAGAGTACATTCTGCGTATGGTTTCAACGCTTATAGGCTCGCCATTGGCTAATTGGTTGGCTCTCTGCTTACCTACTAAAGTGCCACAAGAACCCCATCCGTTTTCTTCTGCCCAATCCAATGCGTTTTGTGCATTGTTCTTTACGGCATCGGGATAATCGGAGTAGCTATCTTGAAACGCTAAAAAGGCTTTTTCAATAGCGGGTCTGTCAACTAACGCAACGAAATCTACTTCCACGTTGCTTTCTAAATCTTCAACTATGTCTAAACGATATATCGGTAATTCTTTTTCCATAATGTTAAATAGCGTTTTATCCTAATCTTGCCGCTCTGTTAATCCTACGTATTCTTTCTTGGTTGTTAGTTACGTCGCTTTCAATTACATACGCTCTATTAGTTGCGCTTCCTAATTGTTGAATGCTTGTTGCATCTAATTGTGTTCTTGTGTTTACTAAGGGCGGTTCGGGCGATATTGGCGCACCAGCAGAGCCACGTGGTAATGTAGAAGCACCGCCAACGCTTTGACTTGAACTTTTAATTTGTTGAATACCTTTCGTAGCTGCTGCAATGCTTGACGCAATAGAAATCGCTGCGGATGCCGTGTTTATACCTACAAATGGTTGACCAGCAGTTAAGGGGGTTGCTGCTACTGCTTTCGCGTTTGCTACTGCGGTATTTGAAACGATACGAGCAATTGACCCAGCTTGTTCAGCTACTATCGCCGCAATTTGTAATGCCTTATTTTGACCAGCTACATTACGCAATAAGCCAGCTAAATTAGAAGATAAATCTATAAATCCATTTTGTATGTCAATGCGTCGTTGCGCCGCATCTTCTTCATTGCGTATTATTTCTGCATTTGCATTTTGTGTGCTTTGTATTTGAAATTGTAATGCTTCTAAATTATTTTGAATGCGTTGGTTGAGAAGGTCTTTTTCTTTTTCAACTCTTTCTTTTTCTTTTTCGGCTTGTATCTTTTTTCTTTCTTCATCTTTTTTATCTAAGATATCAAGTATTTTATCTGCTGCATCAATTCGTTCTTTTAACCTTTCAATTCTGCGTGCTTCAATTGCATCTTCTAACGCTGCATCTTCTTGTTGTTTTTTTAACGCTTCATCTGCCGCTTTCTTTCTTGCTTCTTCTGCTTTTTTTGCTTGTTCTTCGGCTGATTTATCTTTTCTTTTTTGTTCTTGAATATCTAATACCTCTAATTGAGAAGCTAATTTAATACGTTGTTTTATTTCTTCGTCGTTAAGTTCTTCGCCACGTTTTAGTTTCTCGGTTGTTAAACGAAGTTCATTTTGTATTCTTTCAACACGTTTTTGATAAATTTCATCTTCTTTACCGCCTAAGGCTTCAAGTTTAGATATTTGAACATCAATAACATCGTTTTGGTTTTCTATTTCCTTTGCTAATGCTTTTTGTGCGTCGGCAGCGGCTTTGCTACTTTCATTCCATTCAACAATCTTGTTTATCAATAAACCAATACCAACAACAAGCGCACCAATACCTGTTGTAATAATAGCTGCGCGCAATGCTTTGAACGCTACACCTGTTGTACTTACGGCAACACCGAACGCACGTTGAATGGCAGCAGCAGCGATTGTGGCTGCGTTATATGCTTTTTGAAATATGTTTACATTCCTAATTACCGCGCCAAGTTGTTTAAAACTATCAATGCTTTCGCCAATAGTTTGCAAGCCTTGCGAAATAGCCATTGCAGATTGAACCTTTAACAAGGTCTTTTCTACTTTGTCGCTTTCTACACCCACCAATCCCAACGCACCCTGTACGGCAGCAAAACCACCAGCAACACCTGCAAGCGTTGAAGTAAACGCCCTAAATTTAGCGTCAGGGTTAAATGCATCGGTCAAACTCTTGGCATCCCCGATAGCATCTTTTAATTCAGCGGCTTTCTTTGCTGCTTCTACGGCTTGTTGTGAAGTCGCGCCAAACTTTGCAGAAAGTTCCGTTACTTCCTTTTGTGCTTCCCTTAATTGTTGTTTAAGCGAACCTACGGATTGCGTCGCTTGACCGCCATCAATTTGTATCTTAATTCCTACTGTTTCTTGTGCCATTATTCGTATATTAACTCAATTACTTTAATAAATTCGCATTTCGTAGAAGCAGGCACGGATGGATTGTAGTCAATCACTTTATTTAATCGCCAAAGTGCGCCATCAATATAAATATGTTTAGAGAAATCTAAGGAATAAATATCCGATAGTTTCAAATAAACATAACACGTTAATAGCTTACTATCCTTGTCGGTTATTTCGGCTACATAAGAACTCCAGAATACGTTATACATATTCGCGGTAGGATACTGATTAGTAAGCGTATAATAAAGTTCTTTTGGTACACCAAAGTTCAAATCGCTTGTAGGGGTTACAGGATTATCTAAGTGACCACCCCAGCCGTATGTTGTAAGCGCAGCACCAACATTACCACCGCCATTTCTAATATGCCAACTTGTAACTTCTGTAATCTTGCGTACTTGGAAAATACGAATGTTACTTTCCATTGTATCTTCCGATTGTGTGTTTTGTGTGTTGGTTAATTTGAATATAGTTGAAAATCTTTTATCTTCACCTTGGTAACTTACAATCGGTGTCGGACTGAAAATCACTTCTGCGGTTTGTTTTTCAGTAGCAAATTCAAAGCCTGTATCCTCTATGTAATCCCCATACGTTTGATTATATCTTTTGGTATAATCTTCGTTGTAAAAGTCGTTATCGGGTTTATATTTATACTCAAAATATCTTCCGTTCAATTCGCCCATCGGTGTCAGCTTAATTGCTTTTGCTCGGTCAATTTTTAATGACCAATCCAAATTAGTTGTTGCTTCATCATCCAATAGTAAGAAGTTTTGAGTATCAATCAGCAACTTATCATTTAAGTCGTTTATTTCTAAAAAGCTGAAATCAAGTTTATAGAAATCAACAAACGGTTCTATCTTCAAATGCTTTTCCTTAATGTTATCTTCAATGATATAAAGGTTCATCATTTTAATAACAGAAGCAACGAAATCTTTTTGAAATATACCTTGAGGCAATGTATCATTTATTGCAATAGTATCATTATAGCCCAAGTTTACATATTGCGGTGTAGTAGAAGAAAAATCAATTGAACCAATAAATACTTCATAATCGGTATCGGTGGTTACTTCAACACGCAACGTATCATTCAGCGTAAAAGTCGTATTCGGTATAGAAGCAGCAAAGTTAAATTCACTATTGGCAACCGCATCCCCTATATAGTTGTAAAGTACATCGGAGTTTTTAATAACGGCAATTGAAAATATTGTACCAGAGGTTAATATTTCCCCGAATATCGAAAAGTTAATTGTGCCTGTAAAATTGGTAGCTGAATTGTAAGTAAATGTTTTTGTGGTTGTGCTATATGTAAAATTTCCTAATACTTCGGGAGTAAACCCTAATGTATCTGTTCCGCTATATGTAGCTACGTTTGCCGCTGCTTTAAGTGCTAACGATGAATATTTTTTTAATACCTTTTGGTTATTTGGAATAACTAACCTTTTGAAAAAAGCAGTATTAAAAAAGTCACTTTCCCACGTGTAGCCAGCATTGGTAATTATTTTATCCATATACTCACGAACAAACAATGCAGGACGAAAGGCTGAAAAGTGCCAGTTCTTTTTATTAGAATGTGATACTTGCCCATAATCGACTAACGGATAAAAATATCCCATACCGCTTGCCGTAGTGCCAGACGCTTGTTGCCACGAATTAACAATGTTATTGTAACTCCAAGCGTGGTCGTATTGCGAAAAATCTAAATTTTCAAGCTTCTTAATTCCTAACGCGTTGACAAACCCACCTAACTCGCCAAATACCACGCATTCGTATTCGATTGTACCGCGGTCAATTGTAATCTCTAATAAACGAATAACACCTTTGAAGATTTGTATCTTATCTACATAGATAACACAACTCGCTGATTTGAACGCGTTAAAGTTGTAACCCACATTATCTTCGAGAGAGTTATAGAAATTGGCATTACTAAATTCGAATATGTGACCGAATAGTTTGTTGTTAACTGCATTTCCGGGTAGTATAATAGTTTTTGAAAAGTTAGTGTTTCGTGCAGCAAAATCTGTAACATCGTCAATTGTGTATGTAAACTCGGAAGATAAATCTTCGCTTAAATCTAACCTGTTATTCTCTATGAAAATTTCGGTATTTATCATCTGTATTGCGAATTGATTTGATATGCTACGTCGATATCTAATTCTAAATTAAAGGTCTTATCAGCAAAGCGTTTCTTTTCTTGCCAGCTTGTTGTTGAAATATTTACAGGCACAAATTGACTACCTCTTTGTAAATAAACTTCGGATGAAGCAATTAACTCTTTTAGCCAGTTGTAATCGGTAAAATTTACCCAATCGCTGATTAACTTATAGGTTAACTTCTGTTTTGTTGTAAAAGGAATTGTACCACCATATAAACGACCATACGCATCGACCATATCCATTGCCGTTGTCGCGCTTTCATATTCGTATTGTAAACGCTCGAAAGATTGACGCTCTATGCTTCGGCTTTGCCTATTCACTAAGGTAAAGTGGAATGTTTCATACCCACCTACGGAATTAAGAAAATGCAAAGGGATAACATCGTATTGCGTACACGAAAGATTAACACGGATAACGTCGGTTTGCACACCTGCAATCTTTGCTTTTACATCATAATAGTTTGTAGCTTCGCCAATGACTTCAGCACCCAAATATGTATTTATCCCCAAAGGCGAAATGTCAATCAATGCATAATCTTTCCAAGATTGTGTTGCGCCTGTATAGTTTGTCGAAGTTGTTCCGTTTACGCGTGTGATATCTAAGGAAATATTCTTGGTTGTGTTTTCCGCGTCACTCAAAAATGAAGTGTAAAGTTTTCCTGTACCTAAAAGGCTTTTAGGAAACTGAACTTGCGTTTTATCTCTGTTAGTTAAATAAAAGCCAGCGTAAGCGGTATCGTATTTTGTAGGAGTTAAAAATGCATCGGAATTTGGATTGTATAAATAATCCTGTACGTAATTGTAAGCGGTTGCGGATTGTGTTTGTAGATTAGTGTAGGTTGTGCCGCCATAATCTTCGCCAAACTTAACTTGATAAGAAACGTAAATATCCGAACCAGTATAAGCAAACGCGGTTGAACCTGTTGGCTTGAAATAAGAGTTCCAATAATTACGCACAATCGGTGCTACATTGAATATCCCTTTTTCGCTCGCTGGTTGTGGGAATGATTTTAACCTTGCTACCAAATTATTGTTAACGTAAATATCGCATACGTATTTGAAGTTTTCTACTGCCCTATTTGTTGAAGTTACTACAAAGTATAATGCTCCGTGAAGTGAACTATACGATGCGGGCGAACTATCGATTGTTATTGCCATCTTGTCTAATTAAAATTCTTATATCTTGTCCTAATATTTTACTTACTGCCGATGTGAAGTCGCCACCAAAGATTGAATTTACCGCGTTGTCGAAATACCCTGTTTTTCTCAATCCTTTCTTTTTTATCCCTCTCGCTACCGCGTAAGCTAAACTTTTTTGATTTTTAGATTGACTTACCATAGTAGATAGCGATTGTCGTTTGGCTTGTCTTTTGGTTAATGCTACGTCGCCGCGTATATTGTTTCTTCTTATCCAAGAAAGAATATTGGCTTGCATACCTTGGCTAACGCCTAATGTCTTAAACGAATACGGCGAATTTGGTGTACCTGATTTAACACCTTTAACCCCTTTGTTTACGAAGTCGTAGTATTTAGCAGCCTTAGAGCCAGCGGGATAACCCACCGAAATTGAATACGTTCCGCCTTGTTTGATTAAATCGCCTGAACTAATATCGTCGCTTAAAGCACCTGTATCACTTATGCCTAAAACCTCAATATTCTCTTTTACTTTAAGGACAAAGTTAGCGGCTGAAGCAATTAACAATCTTTCCAAAAAGGGCAACTCATTCAAATCGGTTTTCGTTGCACCTAATCGATTAAGCAATCCCTCGTCTAAAAGTTCGGCTTGTAATTGTTTAATACTTTTTGCCATACGCTTTTCTTAGTTGTTCGGCTTCGTATTCGCCTTTCGCTTTAAGGTAAGCAAGGTCATTAAGGTATTGAAGTGTAGGGATTTCATATGCTTGTTCCAGCGTGACTTTTTCGAATGCAGCAACCAACTCGGTTTGGTATATCCATCCATAGTATCGCATAAAGTTTGATACACTACTTCTGCCTGATAGCGTGTCATCTTCTTCGCCATCTCTGCTATCAAATAATCCCGCGAACTCTTTATCCAGTTTTTGTAAACTTGATAAAAAAAAACCACGCTTCCCAAAATAGCGGTTATCGGTGCTTCAAGCATATCTTGCGCGTATTGCTCGTGCTTGCTTGCGTCGTACTTGTCTAATTTCCACCCCCACAATGTTTTCTTCATCGGCATAACCATACACGCTGCAATCTTGTGTAAGTTGCCGTTTACGTCTTGCCCGAAATGCTTTGTTTCAATATATCGTGCTGCGGGTATCTTACGCACGTCATAAATGCATTGATACTTCCTGCCGTTTATCTTTATGTACTTTTGTGGCTCGGGTTTAATTTCGTCGTGGATAAAGCTAATCGACTTTAACAAAGGGTTCAAATCTTCAATCGGTAAGCTATCGATTTCATTTTCAGTCATACGCGTACAAATCGCGGCTGATTGAATTGCGATATCTAATTCGTTCAACTCCTTTGTTTTTAAAAACAAATCGTTAAGTTGCTGCCATTGAAATACGGATATGTCTTTCCACGTCATACTTATAAATAGATTTTGTTTTGAAATTGTCTTTGAATTGTATGAAAAGGAAATAAGTCAAAATATCCCCTTTTTGAATTGTAAGGTAATCCTTGACAACTTACATAAAAGAGTATTTGCCTTGCCCTGTATTTCGCGTGTAATGCTGCCACGCTAACGCTAACGCCATCACGCAGTCGTCGTGAAACCCTTGCGGTGCTGAATACTTAACCCCTGTTGCGGTGTACTGATATTCAAATATTTCAAGTTCTTCCGTTATATGCCCTTGCGGAAAGGTTATCTTTCTTTGCTGAATAGCCGATGCCAAGCCTTCCATCAATTGCTGCTTTGAACTCGAAGTAAATTTAAACCCTGTTACAGGTAAACCATCACGTTGCAAATCTTCGAAGATAGGGTCGCCCGCGCCTGTACTATCAATCAGCGTAGGTACTTTGGGTAGCTGGTTTATGACTTGCTTGGTTTGTCGCCAATCCTTTTGAAAACGCTCAAAATGACACACCGAGCCGTTCCTATCCAATCCGATAATCACGGTATAGTCAACCGACTTCGCCAAATCGATACCAAACGCAATAGGAGCTTCATTAGTCGCCTCAAATGTGCATTGCTTGATATAAGTACTTCCGAAAGGATTAGCCGCGTTTTCGGCAGGATTAGCCATATACTCTTGCTCGAATACAACCTCGGGTAGTTGGGTTCGGGCATCGTCAATCTCGTTCTTATCCAAATGCGGGTTATCGTACGTTGTGAACTTGAACCCTTGCCAATCGGGTTCGCCGTTCTTTAAGAATAAAGAATAAAAGAAGTTCTTGCCCTTGGGTGTTGAAATGAATAGCGCGCGCCCTTTGTAATCGGTTAAGGTAGGGCGAATAGAATTTAACCAGCCGTTTTCTAAGTCGGGTATAAAAGACGCTTCATCAATCACTCCGAAGTGAAACTTCCTGCCACGTAAGTTATCCAAGCGTTCGCCTGTAAAAAAGTAAACCGCTCCGCCGTTAGGGAACTTGATTGATAACTCCGATTTGTTGGCTTCGAAAGGAACGGCTTTCGCTAATTGGTCGAAAAACACCCGCGCCAAATTATAGGTAGGTGTAACGTAGAATACTTGTTGCCCTTGTAAGGCATTGATAATGATTTCTATTTGCGATAATTCCGATTTCCCAAAACGTCTGCCAGCCATCACAACACGAAACCTTGCCTTGCTATCAAGGATTACTTGTTGGTTCTTATGTGGCGTTGGCAGTTCAATTCTCATAGGATTGTTTTCCCATTTACAAACACAACCTCAATACGGCTATCGCTGCTAACTTGTTGCGTTTCTTTTGGCTTTCCGTAAACCCTTGTCAATAAGGTTTCTACCGAATACAAACTACCTTTCTCTAAACTCTTACGCATTGCGTTGGCGATTGTCTTTTCTAAGATTGTAGCCTTAGGATTATCCCAAACTTCTTTCAATTCATCTACACCCATTTGCAGCATTACTTGAATAGTATCGTTTATCTCACTTAGCTTATACCCTTGCTCTCTAAGTAGCGTTACGTACTTCTTAGGTCTGCCGTTAGGGTTTCTTACTTCGCCCTTTTTGGCTGGTATTAAATTGTGTTCGTTTGCCATTTCTCTAATCTCCCTCTAATTTTTAACCGATAAATTCAAAATGAAATGTTTTAACACCCATTTCTCTAAAACCATTTTTTCTTGTCATATTACCACCTGTTTTCATTTTCCCTAATAATCTTTTTTCTCCTAAAAACACCCATTGTTTTTGTTTTATCATTGATTTGAATACTGGTATTGCGCTAAATTTTGCCATAATTCTAAAATCATATGTTTCTTTCATATATTTAGAAGTAAGGTTAATCAATTTTATACCCAATCCAAAACCTTGATAATCTGGGTGTATTACCGTTCTATTGCTATGAAATATTTTTTTTTGTCCTTTTTTGAATGGAACATAATTTGAAAAACATTGAAAACCAATTTGATTATCGCCTAAAAACAAACCAAACATATAATTTTTGCCACCCGGCAATTTATCACTTAAATAATGATATTTGCTATAATATTTCCACGATTGTCCGCTGATTGGTTTAATTGTAAATTCAATTTGTTCTCTTTTGTTAAAAAAAAAATCGGCATTTTGCCTTTCAATAAATTCTTGTTTATTACAATCTATTATCCAATCAGGTTCTAACCATTCCACAACGTCATAATGACAAGAACATAATATAATTTTTTTATTGTTTTTTTTGGCATATTTCTGCAATGTATAACTCATTGCTTTTGCAACATTCCTATCTACAACACTTGTCCATTCATCTATAACAATTATTTCATTTTCTTGTGTCATTAACAATGCAGCTTCCGCTCTTGCTTTTTGACCATTAGATAAAGTATAAACAGGTCTTACCCAACACGGAACTGAATTTAACCCAATTCCAGATAATATTGCAGCGCATTGTTCATAACTTAAATGTTCTGGTAATTGATTGATTATTGGAATATCTTCTTGTAATGGCGATTTGAAAATATTTTGCCCAAATATTTTTTTTGCTAATGTTGTTTTACCGCTTCCGCTTGAACCTAAAATAATTCCTATATTAAATTTTTCTGGAATTTTAGCATTAATAACCAAATGGTGTTTTGATTTTTTGGATATATCAATATCTAAACTATCGCAAGCTAATTTACATCTAAAATTATTGCTAATTGGGCTTTCCAATAATACTTCGTATTTCATTAATTTACTATTTTAACGTCTAAACCATCTAAAATAAATTTTTCATACAACTTTTGTGCGTGTGCTTCATTATCACATTTTATATTTAATAACCAAGCTAATTCAGTATCATACCCGCTTGGTTCTATTGGTTCTTGTTCTAAGAATTCTTGTTTATCAAACCCCGGTATATCCAATCCCCATTCTTGTAATTGTTCACTATCCCAATTATTGGCTAAATCGTTCCAATCCCATTCCCCGAAACCTACGTTGTCTTTAATGATAAATTCTTTTTGTTGTTCTTCGGTAAGGTTTGAGGCTTTTATGATAGGTATTTCTTTCAATCCCGCCTCTAAACACGCTTTAAGGCGCATATTGCCACCCAAAACAATCATATCGTCATTGACTACGATAGGGCGTATTTCAAGCATCTGCGGGAACTCTTGTATTGACTTAACAAGTTTGGCAAACTTTTCATCCTTGATAATTCTCGGATTGTTGGGGTTTGTTCGAACCTTGTTTATGTTTACTAATTCTGCTTTCATAATATTACATAATTATTTGTAGATTGATATTTTCCTGTTTCTTGCGCCCACAATTTATCGCACTTCATTAACCCCTCGTCTTTCATTTTTCTATATGGGGTATCTTGTCCTACGTCGTGACCGATATGCTCTGCCGTTAATCCGCTTAAATAGTAATTCAAATGCCCTGTCTGTTGTAATCTAAAAGAATAATCCCTATCCTGCATTCCGTAAGGGTCGTACACCTCATTGAACTTGCCTATTGTTTCAATTGCTTTCATTGGTATCAATACGTTACCAAATACGGCATCGGCTTTATGAATAGGAATATCGTTCACGTAGGTTCTTTCGCCCAAACCCTCTACACAATGTATGCCACACATTCCAGTATTAGGAATGGCGTAGGCAGCTTCTACCATTCTCGCCAACCAGTCGTCGGGCATTAGGATATCGTTTGCCATTGTTACAATAGCATCGTATTGATAGCTTCTACTTATGCCGTAATTGATGGCACGAGAGATTCCTTTCATTTCAACTTCAATAAAGTCAAAATGAAACCCCGCATTAGCAAAGTTTCTGCTCTTTACTCTTTGCGTGTGTTCTTTACGTTCGTAGTTTAATAAGATTACATTAACGAGCATTGCTTCCGATTTCTTTTACTGGCACGCCAGCGTATTTGTGATTAGGTTGTAATATCGATTTTTTTCCTACGAATGCCGAAGCACCAATCATACAACCCTCGGGTATTCTTATCTTTTGGTGCAGTACCGCATTTAAACCTATGTTGCAATTCTTTTCTATTATAGTATGCCCCCCGACCTTTGCGCCACAACTCAATGTAACGTTCTCGGCTAATATAGCGTCATGGCCGACGTGCGCGCCTTTCATAAGATAGCAACCTTTTCCAATAATCGTTCTATGTTGCGTTCCGCTATCCACCGTGACTGCGCCTGTTAATCTCGAGCCACTCATTATCGTAACTAAACCCTCGCAATGCTCATAGCCTTTCCACTCTGCGGGTGCGCCAATAATACAATAAGGACCGATATAAACATCGGGTTCGATAATTACATTCGGGTAAATGATTGCAGTAGGGTGTATATACATTAGTTCATCAATTTAAGATAGTCAATTTCAACACTTTCCTTGTCCTCGATAGTTTCTTTCCTTTCGATTGTGTTTATTATACTTCTTATGAGCCTTTCCTTTTCTTCGCTTCCCAAATGTTTGCTTTCCAATAGTTCCAAGTTTAGCCATAACTCAACGACCATTTTTTTTCTTCTTTGAATACTTGCCGCTTGCAAGAATAGCTTTCCACACTTTTTCCGCTTTCTCTTTTGTATCGTAAATACATTGACCGCTACCGATGCGGTATTTACCGTTACTACATTTTAATACTGGCATACAATTGTTTTCTTTTCTCGTTTACCTTAATTAAGTCAAAGTTTTGTATTGCCCACTCGTGCAACTCCAAACCCTTTTCCTGTCTATAAATAGCATCTTGCGTGACTTTTTTAATCTGCTTAAACCAATCTGTCTGTTTATCAACGGCTAAGATTGGCGCGCCCTTATATGGATGCACGTTGCTAACAATAGCGGGTATCTTTTTGCAAGCGGCTTCTAATAGTTTAAGATTAGATTTCATCGAATTAAAGGTTGTTTCCATCAAAGGAACTATCGTACAATCGGCATCATTGTAAAAATTCATATACTCGGTAACTGGCAACGCTGCGCGAATATGTCCTAACTTAAACCCACAAGTAAACGTTTGTATCATATTGTGCCATACGTTCGCGTAATACTTTTCTTCTGGATTGTAGCCGCAAAAACAAAACTCAACTTGGTTCTTTAATTCTAAAACTCTTTTGAGTGGGTTGCGTAGGATGGCAACGTCTTTCTCGTGTGTGATACTTCCAGCGTAAACAAACCTTACCTTGTCGCTTTCCGTTCTTACATCGGTAAATTGGTCTTTGCCATACGGCAACGCGTTGGGTAAAATCTCTACGTTCTTATTAAAAGGCAATACCCTATCTCTTAATCTTTCGTGTGTCGTTGTAACTAAGTCGGCAGCCTTTATATGCTCAATGATTGTTTCCGTAGGGTAGTTCTTGATTATATGGTGGCTATCCAATACCCAATAATCGTCTATGTCAACTATTAACTTAAAGCCGTACTTTTCTTTATAGGCTAAAATTGTTTCTAATTCTACCCCTGATATAAAGCGATTGATTAAAAGAATATCGTAATTGTCTTTTAAGTTTTCTTCGCTGAGTACGTCGGTAAATAAAGCATACGTTTTTGGTAGGTAGTAAATAGGTAACATTAACCTATGATACCCAACACCGCTATTCTGTTGTGTTACGACAAGTATTCTCATTTCTTGGGTCGCCCTCTTTTTTTAGGTTGTACATTTACTTGTACATCAGGTTGTACATCACTTTGCACATTCGATTGTGCAAACGGCTCGTAATAATGAATAAGCCTTTTAAGCATATCAAATACACATTCGCCGCACCAATACGTAAGATGAAATTGCGGGTCTAAGTATTCGCGATACATTTGCTCGTATCTACCTAACACATCAAAAGATATGTTACGTGTAAAGCCGTGCTTGACCGCTTCAAAATTGATAATGTGTTGCTTGCAAAAATCAATGTCGTTTTGCTTCATATAAATTGTTTAAGAAGTTTCTAAAAAATGGTGCTATCACCCCTGCACCAAACATACACAACGTAGCTTCGGTTACTTGAAACGGCAATAGGTAAAAAATTAAACCTACCCACGCAGTAAGACAAAGCGTACAATTAAACGGCTTAAAGTTTAACTTCCACTTTTGCGGAAAATTGTTTTGTACGATAAAATAAAAGCTAAAGAAATTAGCTGCTAAAATTATTTCAAATATTTTCATTGTTTCTAATTTTATACTTCATTAAAATTTTTGCTTTGCGGATTGTTTTTATTAACGAGCGATAAGGTATTTTTGTTTCGCGGCTTATTGCTAATAGATTTTTTCCGTTGCTGGCATATAACTTCAACAATTCAGCTTCGTACCAATGCAGGATGCCTAATCCGTTTTCAAGTTTGTTCAAAAGTTCTTCGTTGTAATCTTCTTTTGGTATGTCGTAAGTTAACGGAATTTCCTGATATAATTGACGAAATTTCTTGTAAAAATTACTGCGGTCGCTTTTTGCCATATTCAAGATAGTACGAACGATAAAATACCTTAAATATCCGCCATCGTACATTTCAAATAACTTAGCTTCATCCATTTCACAAAGCACTAAAAATACTTCTTGCCGTAAATCGTCTTGCAAATCGTACGGCTGCATTTTACCGATAGCGTCCTTTATGTCGCTACTCAGGTACATTTCTTGTATGATAAAATCGCGTTTATTCATTGATAAACATACTCTAATATAATACATATTCTTTTTCTTATTATTCTTATACCTCTTCTTCTTCTTATTATTATAGGGTATCTGGTAGAGTATGTCATACCTATTGCATAGGTATTAAATACCCTATAAATCATTGATTTTCAATATACTATCTTATTGATTTTCAATGAGTTACAAAAAACACGAAAAAAAATCAAAGAAATATTTTTTTATGTGCATAACAAGTTCGATATTTGTACTGGATAACGGGAACAAAAAACCTGATTACTAAACAAAAAAATCAAATTTATGACAACGACCAACCTTGCAGAATTCGGAAACAGAGAATTAAAAATTGCTGCTAAACTTTTAACTGCTTATGCTGATGGAAATTTTGAATGCCCTTATTTTATGAATGATGGTGTTCAAGTTATGATGAACACAAATAGTGGAAATGTTTTTCTAACGAACGATGATTGCCAAGTTTTAATGATGAATGGAAATATTTTACAAGGTTATTACAGCTCACCTTATGAAGGTCACGAAGGTTTTATTGATGAACTAATAGATATGTGGGATGAAGATTGGCACGCAGAAGATACGGAATGGCTTTATATTTTAGCTAAAGATTTTGGAATTAAAAATGAATTGCCTGTAAAATTATTAGAAACACAAGAATAAAAACTATGAAACCACAAACAAAATTATTCATCGCTCTTTTGGTTATTTGCTACATTGTTGGTAAATTACAAGACCAAATTTCTCTTTAATCTTTAAAACTAAACATCATGAAAGTACAATTATCATTTTCCGCCGAAACCGCAACCTTTTTGTTAGAACACAACAAGGGATTGTTTAAGACAACATTTGTAAGTGCTGATTCTAAAACAGGAGCAGTAACTTTGGAATTAGAAGCAATCAATCCAGAATGCTTAACAATGGGATTGTTCCTTGCTGGGCAAACGTACACAATGAAGCAAATTAAAACTATCTTCAATGCGAACAGTGTACCCGCCTAACCCGCCAAAAGATTTCAATGAGTGGATAAAATACATTTACTCATTACTGAATACTCCGTGTCGTTAAGGAGTTTAATCTGCAACGAATTAGATAAGGGGGGTGGTATAAAGGGTTATGGTCGCCACCCCCTAACGCTAAAATAAATTTTATGATATCGCTTTTTATTATTAGCTTACTAATTATTGCCTGCTTATTTATGCTGGCTATTCTTTACGCATTAAAAAACTAAACTATGTTAGCAAAAATTCAATCGCTTGTAAAAGCACCCAAAGGTCAATTTAATAAATTCGGTAACTACAAATACCGCAGTTGCGAAGATATCGTTGAAGCGGTTAAAGTAGTTATCAACCCGCTTGGTTTTTATCTGACTTTGATGGATGAAATTGTTTTAATAGGTACACGCGTTTATGTTAAAGCAACGGCTACGCTTTCAAATGGCGAGCAGACTTACACGGCTACGGCATACGCAAGGGAAGAAGAAACCAAGAAAGGTATGGATGGCGCACAAGTAACAGGCGCAGCTTCTTCATACGCACGCAAATATGCTCTTAATGGATTGTTCGCTATTGATGATACCAAAGACGCTGATGCAACGAACACCCACGATAAAGACACGCCAACAAAAGAAGAAAAGGATATGCTTGAAAGATTGGTATTTTCTTCGAACTTAGAAGAATACGAAGTTGACAAAGCGTTAATAGCAATTAGAGAATGCCGCGATTACGAAACGTACCAGAAAATTCAACACCGCTTGGAAAATCGACAAATAACAATAAACGAAATTCCGAACCCAACGCAAAAGGATATTACCAAGCACCTAAAAAAATCAGTAAAATGAACCAGCTAACGCTTTCGAACCTTTCGTTATTTGAAACCACGAAAGAGCAACGGCAGCAATTCTGCGCCAACGTAATTGACGTTCTAAGCGAGGGGATGGCAGACCCTTTGAAAATTCACTTGCAAGTTAAGTGCTTGGAAGATATCATAAAACAATTAACCTCGAATGCAGCGTACAAAGATTTTCTACTGACCGAAGCGAGCAAGTACGGCAAGACCTTTGAACACCACAACGCGAAATTTGAGATTAAAGAAATGGGCGTTAAATATGATTTTACGGCTTGTGGCGACCCGATAATGAACGACCTACTATCCCAGCAAGCTGAATTGGATAAAGCCATTAAAGAGCGACAATCGTTTTTAAAAGGGATACCAGCGCAAGGGATGGAAACTTTGTTCGAAGATGAACTTGTTACCCTTTACCCGCCAACAAAAACCTCTACCACCTCAATAAGCGTTAATCTAAAATGAAAAAAGGTAAATCGGAACTGCCCATCCTAATTGATGGCTTGACAATCTTGGTCTTAATTCGTTGGTGGTACACGCCCGAGTTGCGCCCTACCTTTGACAATCCGTATGGCGAACCCTACGACTTTACTTACGAGATTATTTGGCACAACGCGCCCGAACAAATAAAAGAAGAACAATTGATGGACGAGATTGATAAGATTAGTATATTTGAGATAATGGAATTTTTTAACCCTTAAAATCGAAAGCAATGTTAGCCAACATTCAAAAGGTAGGCAACTCGTACAGAGTGCGGGTGCAGAAAAACGGCAAGCGTGTAAGCAGAAACTTCACGAGCCGTAAACAGGCATTGGAGTTCCGTAAGAAACTCGGTGTTTAGTAATGGTAAGCTGGTTGGTGTAATTGGTAGCACCTTTCTTGGAAAACGCGCAGGTTCGAACCCTGCACCAGCTTCTTTTCTTAACTTAAAATCAAAAACAAATGGAAAAGAAAATCTACTGCGGAAGCGGTAAAAAACGAAACGAAAATTGGATTAGTGCTTCAATCAATCTTGACAAGATTAAAGAACACATTCAAGAGTACAATGGCTCAAAGTTTATCAAAGTCAACATAAACGTAAAGGCAGAGCCTGACCAATACGGCAAAGACGTCAGCATATCCATTGACACTTGGAAACCCGAACAAAAGGCAACAAACGATAATACACCGCCTAACGACTTACCCTTTTAATGGCAAAGAAACTAACTCCACTACCCAAGCTACTCAAAAAGGCACAAACGATTTACAACGCTCACATTAGAGAACGAGACGAAAAGTTAGGTTGTATTTCGTGTGGCGCTGAAGTTCAGCAAGCGGGTCACTACTTTTCGCAAGGGCAACATTCTTCTTTACGATTCGGGTTACCACACACCTTAGCTTACCATAACACCAATGGGCAATGTATTCGCTGCAATATGTTTCTACACGGCAATTTGATTAAATACAGGCAAGGATTGGTTAATAGGTTTGGCGAAGAATTTGTTAAAGAGTTAGAGGCTGAAGCAGAAAACAATCGCTTAAAAAAGTGGAGTAGGGAAGAACTTGAATTAATAATTGAAACTTACAAATGAAACACTCGAGCAGTTTTTATTACGACCTTGATTTTGGCGAAAAGGGCGAAGATTGGCTTAATGAACTTTTTAAGGATGGCAAAAAAGTTGAAGTCAAGACCGACCGCGCAGCACATTATACAGGCAATGTTTATGTGGAAGTTTACTCAAGAGGCAAGGCATCAGGAATATCGACCACACAAGCAAGCTATTGGATATTCATAATAGATAAAAAAGATTATTCTTTGTTTGTTAGTGTGCAAAAGTTGAAGGATATTTGTAAAGTTATGCATCAAATTAACGGATTGACCAAAGGTGGGGATGAAGATACCTCGCGCGGAATTTTAATACCAATTAAATTAATAATCGAATGAACACACCAAATCAAGCAAAAGAATTAGTAGAAAAGTATTGTGAACTTTATGGCATTCAGCCAAAGAACCTAAAACGAAAATCAGCCTACCCTTTTAAGGTCTTAATCAAGAACGGCAATTATATAAACATCGCTTCAATGCGAATGGCATTAGGATATTTTTTGTTTATGCATTTTCCTTTACGGATTAAAGAAGTAGCTACTTTAGTGGGGTATGCCGACCACTCAACACTCAGTTCGCAACGCAAACAAATAACTTCATACATTCAAAATAACGATAGTTACTTTATGCCATATTATTCGAGATTGTATAATTTAGCTACGGAACTTGGTGTATCAACAGAATATAGGCGAGCCTGCACGCAAGCTATTCCTTTTATGCGCTACGAATCCGAAGCTTCTTTTTTAGAAAATATAAAATACTATGAAAATGCCTAAGAGATTTACTGACACCGATATTTGGGAAAAGGAGTGGTTTATGAGTTTACCGCCAACCGATAAATGTTTAGTAAAATATGTTCGTGATAAATGCGACCTTGCTGGAGTTTGGAAACCCAATTACACGCTTGCTTCTTATGTAATAGGCGATAAAGTCGATGAAAAGCGATTGCTTAATATTGATAATGGAAAACAATTTGAAGCATTGCACGATGGTAAAATACTTTGCATTGACTTCGTACGTTTTCAATATGGCACGGAACTAAACCCAAGCAGTCCGATACACCGAAAAGTTATTGATATTCTTTCGCGTTATCAAATAGAACACGAAACTAAAAACGTAACGGCACGCGGTTTTGTTAAACCTACGATTGAAGATATAAAACTTGAAATGATGAACAAGTGGGATGAAAAGAACGCAACGTATCAAGCAAATCGATTCTATGATTACTACGAAAGCAACGGATGGTTCGTAGGTAAAAACAAAATGAAATCGTGGCGACACGCAGTAAGCGGATGGATGGCGCGCACTAAAATAGAACCCACACAAGAAAGCATTGCACACAAACTTGAACTATTAGGAAACAAAAAATTTAGCGAACTATGAATAACCCAGCATTTGAATACTTAAGGCAATTCAAAAAGATAAGCGACGATACTGAAGCATTGGTAACGAAATTTATTAAAAAGAAATATCCGGAACTTGGTATGAAAGAGTTGGTGCAGATATTTGAAAACGGCATTGCGGGCGAGTATGGTAAAATTTATTCCGCAGACCCCGAAACAATATTGGATTGGATACGCAAGCACATTAACAACAAAGGGCAACAAAGGAGTTATTATGAAACGCCTTTACTTACCGCAGATGTTTCTATCTATGATAACCGATATCCTGAAAAGCACGAAGATTGGAATAAAGAAGTAAACAAAGCCTATACTGCTTTTTTGAATGGAGTAAGCACAAACCAAATGCACCCGCATATTTACGATAGATTGATGGTTGATAATAAGATTCAGTTGAACGCATATATGCAGCACTACACAACCGATATCACAATCGCCAAACAAAGGGTATTGCAGGATTATTTTACAGGTTGCAAATCAAAAGGCTTCACTTACATTTATTATATTAAACAATGAACGCAGGGCAACGATACGAAGTATTTAAAGAGATTACTAATAACTCTTTTGTGGAATTAAGTTTGACTTATGCAAGAGCCTACGAACGTAACCCAAAGGCATTTATTAGCACGTATAAAAAGAATCTGTCTATTAGGTTGGTTTGTAACTGGATTGTCTTTACTTACAAATACATCGGTGCGTTTGATGAATGCAAAACTCTTGGAAAGGATTTTACCGATTGGGCAAACCGACAAGAAGTGGATGAAAAATATAAAAAGAATTTAGCCGAAGTGATGCTAATAATCTACTCAATACTTAAGAAATGAAATGTAAAAAATGCAAGCAAGTTAAAACCATTGACGAATATGCCGTATTCAAAGGCTATCGCAATAAAGAATGTAGAGCCTGCGCCAAAGGTTCAAGTACGTTTTTCTTACACCCCGAGAGTTTCTATAACCTATTCGTAGGCAAGGAAGAATGGAGACATATGTATTTTGAAAAAACAATCACAAGTCGAAACAAATAATTACTTCAATTCAACGAAGCGGAAACCCATCTGCCACATAAACCGAGCGGTCTTACTTGATTCCTTGCTGACTTTTGTTTCTGACCAATCGGGATGCTTCAAATGAAAATGCTCGTGCAAAAGATATAACATATAACGATAGCCGTGCAATCTGCTATCAATCTCTAATTTGTTGTCATCAGTATAGGCGATGCCGTAAGCACGCTCTTTGCCTAACTTACGATGTACTACTTGGTGTATCTTCTTCGCCATAAAAATTTGATGTGTATATTTCTTGAATCCCGATGTGAATAATATAAAGAGCCATCTTACGAATCATCATTACCAAATCTTTTTCTTCTTCGTCAAGCATTGCATAATCATACTCCCCAATAGCATTTAACGCATTTGTGCAAGCAGCAATATCTTCGTGCGGTGTAATGTTTAGCGGCTCAATAACTTCTTCCATCAGTAATCGGTTTTTATTCTCGGTATCCCTTTTCTGCGAGAAAATTCAATAATATCTTTTTCTACTTCGGCTCGCGATTGCTTTCGGTATTTATCACAAAGAGGCTCGAGGATGGTCAACTTCTCTATCGGTGTTAATATTTTCATCATTTCTTGAATCTGCTTTTTGATAATCGGTAAATCTTTGTGCGTCATAAATAGTTTGTATTTTTTCAAGATATAAAATTGCGTCAAGTAATTCTTCTTTCAAATGCTGAATCCACTCACTCAAAGATAGGTCATTCCTATCCATAGTTGTTCCGTATTTCTTAAAACCGCGTTCTTCGCGTTCAATAAATTCGGCAAAAACTTTCGCTAATAGTTGGCTCATTTTGAATGATATTTTCCGCAGTCGTTACATTGATATTGAATGTGCTTTGTTCCAAGCGCAGTTATTCGTGTTTTGCTAATCTTTACATTGTTCGAGCCACACTCAGGACAAGCTCTTTTATCGCCTGTTTCCTTTACTCCATAATTAAATTTAGGCGTATCGTGTAACCTTAATTCCTTGTGTACTTGTTCTAATAACTTAACGTCTTGCTTGCAATAGTCAATCATTCGCGACATTGACTTTTCGCACTTATGCAACACGATATCTTTCCACAAGTTGAAATCGGTTTTAATCTTTTTGCCTATCCCCAAGAAAGAAGCAATATAATCCAATCTGTTTGAGTTAAACCGAAATTGCCTACGCGATAGCTTCAACGTATCAATCGTGATGTATTTAGGGAATAAATCTATTCTATGAAACAAACAACGCGTGCGCACCCACGGCAAATCGAACTTGTCGCCATTATGCCCGACTAATTCATCGGCTTCATTTGCGACTTTAATAAACTCCTGTAATAGTTTTTTATCGCATTGGTGTTTATCCCAACTTAACGAGTGTACTTGCTTTTCATCTTCCCATTTGTAACAAATACAAATGATGGCTCTTTCTTTGATTATGTTTTGATAATCAATTTTTTGTTTGTAGCCAGCCGACCAGAACAAACCAATGTTGGGCGACGTTTCTAAGTCGAAGTAAAGGCGCTTTCGTTTCATATAGGTAAATAGGTTTAATTCTCTACTTTACCAATTCGAAGTGCATTGCGTCAAATCCTTTTACTTTTCCGTAATTTAAAAATCCGTTTTGCTCAAAAATTGTATGCATTGCTTCGTATTGTGGTAAGGCAAATTGTGATTGATGCCATTTTAATTTCAATCCGTTGCGCGCTGGGTCAAGGTCTATCGCTATCCCCCACGCGTGCCTGCTCCATTTCGTTTTAGAGCTTCTCATTGTTCTTACATTCACACAACCGCCAAAAAGGTCAATTCCTAATCGTTGCAGTTCGGGTAAGCCGTAATGCTTTAATAGCTGATTAAATACGTTCGTAAAGTTATCAGCAGCAAGTTCATGGCATTGCATCTTTTGAACCCTTGTCTTAGTATCCCAAGCTATGCGCATCGGGTAAGGCAAAGCAATGATTGTAAAGTTATCGGGATTGCCAGCCGTTCCGTATTTGCTAATTATTTGAGCATCGGTCAAGAGTGCCACGCTATAAATTTTAGTAAAGGTTTATACAAAAGCCAAAGTACAATAAACACCAAAAGCAAAATAAGCCAATTTAAGCGGCTATTTGCTTTATCCTTATATTCTTGCGTCTTTTCAATTTGAGCGGCTAATTTAGCTTCTAATAGCTTTATACGTGCATTATCCACAACGACCGACTTAATCGTATCGCGTATTCTAATAGTTTTTACTATCTTTTTTGTAAGTGGCAGCCTAAGTGTGTCGGTGTGATAATGGAAGATATCCGCGCCCTTTTCAAATAGCGTGTCGTATGTAACTAACGTATCGCTCTTTGTTTGAATGATGGTATCGTTTGCGCAATACCCCGAGGCAACCACATATTTGGCTACTTCGTCTAATTTTTCCCTATCCCTTAAAACTTGCTTTACAGGGTTACAGGAAAGAAAGAATAAACTAATTATTAGTATCCGCATCGCTGAAAAAGTTTGAAATAAACTTACCAACAACCGCAATAACCATGATAATCGTACCCGCCAAAGGGTGACCATTCAAAATAACAATAGACGCACCAAACGTACCCGAAGCAGCTAAACTATCGCCAAAGATTCTTATTCTTTTGGGCGTAGGCTTAAAATATTCTTTTAATCCTATTTTCATTCTCTGTCTTGTTTGTTTTGCAATTGAATAGAAAGAGCGTTCAATTGGTTAGCAATTGTGTCTAACTTTCTTGAAATTTGGTCGTCTTGCTTTTCAACTACGTGTACCCGAATTTCTAATTCCTTTAATTTTAAGGAAACCTTTACATAGATGCCAATCAAGCCACCTATAATTAAGATGGCTTGACCAGCAATAAAAATCATTACCTGTGTCATTTGTTATCTATCAAACTGAATAATGCAGGGTAATATTCATCTGTTTCAACGCTTTCTAAATGCTCCAATTTGAGGTCTGCACCCCAAAGTTCACTCACGTTAATATCCTTTTCAGCCGTGAGTAAATCTAAATGCTCTTTGTTAAAGTCAGCGATTTTTTCTCTTGGTACTTCAATCATACCATCTTTTTCTTCGCCATGCTTCTTGAAAAGTTCACTCTTGGCTTCTTCGTAAAGTTTCAGTTCTTCACTTACTACTTTGTTTAGACGCTGCAAATAAACCTTAGTTTTCAAAGACATTTTTTGTTTGAGCATTCCTTGCGTCAAAACTTCTGTCGTTTCCCCTTGTTTTGTTACTCCGTTAAGTTCGTAATACAGGGCGATTACTTCGTGCAATTTCAAATTCATAATATAGGATTTTTTAGTAAATAGATTATTCTTCGATTATTTCCACATTTAGCTTGCTGGCAATCCAATCCCAAGCTACGTCATCGGTTGTCCAAGCAGCGTAATCGTCGCCTGACATATCGAGATTTCCCGAAGTTAATAGTTCGCCAACTTGGCTAACCATTTCGCCATCTACTTCAACTTCGTTTGAAGCGTAAAGTTGGTAGTTAAATACGGCAGAAGTACCCAATTGAAGATTGATACAAACTGCATTAAGGTACTCGGCTGACTTTGTTTCGCCATTTACCCAAATCGAAAGAGGACTGATTTTTTTCATTTTTATTTTATTTTAATTGTTAAGCAGGAAAACATAATGCAACATAATAAGTTGTACCACCAACTTCTACCTCTAAATAACCACTATCATCAAAAGCCATTGTATTTGATATTTTGCTACCCAATTTCCAAGTCGCGGCTGTTCCACCAGTAGGAGCACCTGTCTTTACTGAACCTGTCATTATTGTATTGCCTGACTTGTCAACTGTAAATTGGCTTGTACCACCAACTTGAAGTTCCATAAGGTCTGCCGTAGCACCCGAAGCGGTGTTTGTAATGTTTAACTTTATAGCCGTAGGATTGCCAGTTGTGTTCCAAGTTCCAGCAAGGTCTAATAAAGATGATGCATTTGAGCCAGTAAGGGAATATCCAGTTTGAGCGATAGCACTAACATTTGAACCAGTTAATAAATTTAATTGCCCATCTTTTGTAACTCTCATTCTATTGCCCCATGTACTTCCATTAAATGTATAAAAATCAATTCCAGTACCATTTAATGTAGCTGCACCAGCGATAATTCCTGTATTATCAGTTGCATCATAACCAAATTGTAAACCATTATCATTCGCTCCAGAATTTCTTATAGACATTGTTCTTCTGCCATTAGTAGAACCAAATGCAAAATTACTCACCACTTCTATATTTACCGCAAAAGTTGAAGCCAATGTTCCAGCATTAACACAAAAGAAATCATTAGCCGTTGTTGTTCCAATTCTTGTAGAGCCTGCTACTTGCAACCCATTCGTAGGTGCTGCTGTACTTGCACTATATCCTATGGCTGCGTTTCCGTTGACTTGAAGGCGGGAGCCTATTGTTGTAGTGCCTATCCCAAGATTTCCCGAAGCATTTAACGTCATTGCTTGGGTAAAGGTTATATTATTACCTGCTGTGCCTGAGGGGGCTGAATACCATCTGTGTTCACCGCTTTGTTGTCCATATATTAATGAAAAATCACTATTAATATACTTGTTATTAGTGCCATCATCATAATAGTTTGCTCCAAAGAAGGCATCATTTCCTGAATTTGTAGAAACCGATGTTACACCTATTTGAGCGGCTGTACGACCCGCACCTGCTACCCACGCACTTGGTGTTACTCCTAAACCTAAGTTGCCCCCACTTGTTATTCTCATTCGCTCCGAATTATTAGTAGCGAATATCATAGCACTATTTGCTCTTTGATATATATAAGCAGTAGCGTCTGAAGTACCGCCTAATAGTCCTATTTCAAATCCAGAGGTATTTGCTGTATTTGTCATTAATAAATTAGCAGAACCATTTAAATGTAATTGTCCGCTTGGGGAAGTTGTACCTATACCTACGTTGCCTCCACTTGTTATTCTCATTCGCTCAATGTCGTTGGTAGTAAATTTTAATGGAGTAGAACTTGATGTTCCAAGTGTAGTTTCTGTTACGTTAGATGATATTGTAAAATGTCTTGTACCTCCTTGGCCCATATAAATCTGTGCACCTCTACCGCCAGTTCCACCAGCATTCAATGCCAATGCTAAATTATCTGAAGCTCCAGAAGCTCCAATACCAACCATTCTTGCATCACCTCGAGCGAATATATCTGGGTCTGTTACACCTATACCTACGTTGCCACTAACAGCCAACCCATTCGTAGGTGCTGCTGTACTTGCACTATATCCTATGGCTGCGTTTCCGTTGACTTGTAAGCGGCTACCTACTGTTGTAGTGTTTATTCCAATATTACCACTCCCCTGCATAATAAATCTACCTGCCCCTGTTATTGGTGCTATTAGTAAATGCCCTGCACCTTCTGTATTAGATTGACCTGTTGAGAATATTCTAAAAATATCGCCCCCTGTTGATGTATTAACAAGATATATTTGAGTACCGCCTGTATTGTTTGAAGTTATTGTTTGTACATGACTAGCCGTAGAACTTACTAATAATGGCACAGTTGAACTATTTGTTCCTATTGCCACATTGCCACTCACCGCCAACCCATTCGTAGGTGCTGCCGTACTTGCACTATATCCTATAGCAGCATTGCCGTTGACTTGTAAAGTACTACCAACCGTATTAGTAGCAATACCAACATTTCCACTATTATTAATAACCATTCTTTGAGTGGTACTTGCAAGTCCACCTGCCGTTCCTGACGCTGCAGTAAAAAATACGTGTTGACCTGCACTTTGTAAATATGCAGTAGCAGCAGCAGTAGTAATATATCTATCTTCTCCTGATGAATTTATAAATAAATTATTCATCAATCTTAGAACGCCTGTTGATGTACCGGCAAGTGAAGCAGTTGCATTTAATTGTAAAGCACTATAAGCAGAACTCCACGCACTTGGAGATACTCCAACCCCAACGTTTCCTGCTACTTGTAATCCATTTGTAGGTGCAGCAGTAGAGGCTGAGTAGCCGATAGCTGCGTTTCCGTTAACTTGTAATGTAGAGCCGATTGTGGTTGTGCCAATCCCTATATTCCCCCCACTTGTTATTCTCATTCGCTCAGACTCATTAGTACGGAAAATCATTGCTCTAACAGAAGAAGTATTATCATAATCAATAAATCCTCTACTGTTTCCTGATGTAGTACCAAAAATTAATCTTGATAATGCTGTACTTCCCGCTGTAATGTTTATTTGTGTATTTCCTGATGTAGATACATCTAAATTACCAAGAGGTGATGTTGTATTTATACCTACGTTTCCAGCATTATTAATTCTCATTCTCTCAGTAGCCGCATTTACTGCTGAGCCAGTTGTTCCAGCAGCAGAAGTATAAAAAGTAATCGGACCGCCTACACCTGTTCCTGTTCCCGCTCCACCTCGTATTCTAAATTCAGCACCAGCGATATTCGTTCCCGAACCACCTGTACCGCTTAAAATAGCCGTAGAGGGGGATGCATTTACATCGCCATTGCCCAAGAAAGTAATTGTACCATCATCAAAAAATCTACTATCGCCTACCGCGGTTGAACTTGTAAACTTAGGTATGTAGTTTGTAGTGCCTGTTCCAGTAACAGGATTGGTTAAAGCATTTTGTTTATTATTAAAAGTTGTCCAATCCGTAGAAGATAATAAACCTTGTTGTGAACCAGAAGCCGTCGCAATATCTAAAGTTATCGTACCACTTGTAGTAATAGGTGTTGAACCAATTGTAATTCCACTTGTAGTAGAAGATAACCCTACTGAAGTAACTGTACCTGTACCGCCACCACCCGAAGCAGCGATTGTAAAGTTAGGATACGTTCCTGTGATAGTAATATTTGAACCAGCAGTTAAAGAAACTGTTTGGTCGGGTGCGCTATTTGTGATTGTGAAATTAGGATACGTTCCCGAAGTAGATATGCCTGTTCCCGCAGTTAAAGCGACAACTTGGTCGGGTGCAGTATTTGTAATCGTTAACGTACCGCTGCTTGTAATTGGCGAACCTGATATTGAAATTCCTGTTCCTGCCGTAGCCGCTACGCTGGTAACTGTACCAACCGACCAACTTCTGTCAACGCTTAAATCTAAAGCCGTTCCGTTAATTGTTAAAGTTCTTGTTGTGGGTACACCGCCTAAACCCGACAAAGTATAATTCGGAATATTTAAGGTATTAGAAATTAAAGTCGCTGCACCACTTGAACCTGTTGTGGTTAAACTTGTAATTCTGTTTGTATAAGCCGTATCCCAATTTGTTTGTGAAGCGGTTGTAGAAATACTATACCCACTTGCAAAAGTAACCGCTAACGTACCACTCGAAGTGATAGGACTTCCGCTAACACTTAATCCAGTCGGTACTGATAATGCAACCGAAGTTACTGTACCTGTATTTGCGTCTGTATCATTTATCCAAGTTGTGCCGTTATATTTTAATACTTGACCATTCGTTGGTGTTGTAATTGTAACGTCACTTAATTGGGTAAGTGAATAATCGCCCTCTGTTGCTACTACTGCACCTGTACGACCGAAAACCGAAGTAACGGCATCGGTATTATCATCAGTCCAAGAAGTGCTTAAAGTGCCACCATCTTGTTGCGTTAAAGTCAGCGTTTTTGTAGTTGTTCCCGATACGGAAACGCTATTTATTTTATCGTTGTAAGCAGCATCCCAGTTTACTTGCGAAGCCGTAGTTGGTAAAGAATATCCAGTCGCAAAAGTCAATCCTAACGTGCCACTCGTAGTTACAGGCGAACCCGTTACGCTAAAGCCTGTTGGTGCACTTAATGCTACGGAAGTTACTGTACCACCTAAAGATGGCGAAATATTTGTTATTGTGAAGTTAGGATATGTACCCGAGATTGAAATACCTGTACCAGCGGTCAACGCCACCACTTGGTCGGGTGCGGTGTTTGTGATTGTTAAAGTTCCGCTTGAAGTGATAGGCGAACCCGAAATTGAAATACCTGTACCCGCAGTAGCAGCAACAGAAGTCACTGTACCTACATTATAGGTTCTATTAGCACTTAAATCTTGTGAAACACCATTTATCGTAATTGTACGTGAAGTAGGAACATAACCGCTTAAATCAGGCGCATAGTTAGGAATGTTCAATGTATTGCCGACTAACGTAGCAGCACCGCTTGTTCCTGTTGTGGTTAAGGTTAAAGCACCTTGGTATTGCGGGATATTTAAGGTATTCGATGAAAAGGTAGCCGCTCCCGAAGTTCCTGTTGTAGTTAATGTGATTGTGCCTTGTGCGCCAATATCGCTTAACACTTCGCTGCCTGTTCTAAAAGTAACAACATTTAACGCGCTTAAAACCAAAAATTTATCAGTATCTACCGAAGCATTGGTAACGCTTGTTAAAGTAAGATTATTAGAAAAAGTTTTAACACCGCTAATTGTTTGGGTAGTTGTTAAAGTAACGTAAGCATCCCCAATATCAGTTTCAATAATATTAGCAATATCGGTAACAGTACACTTGAACGAATAACCCGAAGATGGGTCGCCAACCAACATAAGGTCGCTTAAACTCGGTACTCGGGATTGTAGTTCGTTTATTTTCTTATTCGCCATACTTTTTTATTAAATAGCAATATTAACTTGGATATGCATACGTTGTAGGGATTACACAACGATTTGCGGTATAGGGTAAATCAATCGTAATATCAGCCTTTACACCCGCCAACAAATCGGGGGTATCTTCGGTAAAAAACGTCAATGTAGCATTCAACCCCTCGTCGAACTCAAAATTATTATATCTAAGTTGCGCAATGATATCTTGACAGATTTGTAATTGGTCGCTTAACACCTCGGTTTCGTTAGTATCTTCGGGAAGCATCCTATCAAAAAAATACAACGAAAAGTTCAATACAACGCTTTTTTCTTGTATGTTGCCACCTGTTAAATCAAAAAACAACGATGGGTAGATATTTTCCGTACCTCTACTTAAATAATCACTTAGGTCGCCGAAGTACACGCTTTTTATCTGCTCGTGCGCATTCGCTAAGTTGGTTATTGTTGTTACTAAATTGTTTAACGTCATTTTCCTGTTTTTGCAAGAAGATTTTCAGCTTCTTTTGATTTTTAAGGGAATAGGTTTTATTCGCCACAACAACGATTTATGTTACCTTGATATTTTTCTTCAAACGTCATTCCTTTACAATTATCCTCATCACCCAACCATATTGAAGTAGTGTAGGCTTGACGCTCAGGTATAATTGTATCGTATGCCGTTCCGGGATTATTGTATTCAGGAAACGTACCAAAACCGCTTCTGTCTAATAAATACTTAACCAATCTTTGTTTGTAGAACTCGGCACGCACCTTGTATCTATCGGCAACGTCGATTAACTCGGCAGCACTTGGGTTTTCTTGACCCTCGCCCGATTTTCTTATCAACCCTTTATTGTAAAATTGATAACTCAATCCCATAGGAAGTTCGCTCATTACATAATAAACTAACGTAGGCGCAATGTAAGTATCTAATAAATTGCTTTCTACTTGCGTAAGGTTATTTGCAGCAATGCCATCTTGCAACCGATTGTATAAAGCCGTTCCGAGTGCTGGCAAAATATACATATCTTGCGCAGTCAAAATTTCGGGGTTAACCAACTTTTCATCGGTATTGAAATGTAAACCTGTTCTTTCTTTTATCGTGTCAACCGAAATAAATAATATGTTCCTGCTCATCTTTTATTTTTTAATAACTACTACTGCATTCCAAGTGTGCCTACATTTAGGGGAGTGTA